TAAGTAATTTACTTTTAGGGAAAGAAAAGAGAATATGTATTATACTTCCCAGAGGTCACGCTAAATCTACTTTAGCTAAAACTGCTTTACTTTATCAGTTGTATTTTGCTCCACCTGAAAAGAAGCAGTTTATTGCCTGGGTATCAGAGGAACAGTCTCAGGCAATAGACCATATTAAATATATACAAAATCATATAGATATGAATCCAGCCTTACAATATTATTTTGGTGATTTAAAAGGTAGTAAGTGGACGGAAAAAGAATTTACAACCGCTAGGGGCGATAGAATTATAGCAAAAGGTACATCGCAAAGACTTAGAGGTAGGTCTCAGTTAGGTCTGAGATACACTAATATTATTCTTGATGACTTTGAGTCAGAATTGAATACTAAAACACCAGATAGAAGAAGGGAGATTAAGGAATGGGTTATGTCCACAGTCGAGCCCGCGCTAGAAAACTCGAAAGAAAACGAAGGGTCAATATGGCTTATTGGTACAATAGTCCATTACGATTCATTTCTTCAGGGAGTCTACGACGGTTGGCTAGACGCAAATAGAGATGAAAGAAAATCAGCTTGGGCTGTTTTGTATAAAAAAGCAATAGAAGACGACATACCTTTATGGCCAAACTATTTTTCTAAACAAAAGCTTTTAGATATCAAAAGAAGATTTATTGATATGGGTCTTGTACATAAGTTTGCTCAAGAGTACCTTAATGAGGCTAGAGATGTAGAAAATGCTAAGTTTATGATAGATAGAATTAACTATTATAGAGGTAATGTTGAAAGTAGAAATGGCTTTAATTATATGATGATAGACGAAGCTGCTATACCAGTAAACGTATATATGGGAGTTGATTTAGCTTATGAAGCTAATGCAAAAAGCGACTACCAGGTAATTGTAACTATAGGTATAGATAGCGATAGAAATATATATCTAATAGATTACTACAGAGAGCACTCTGCATTATATGACATGCCTCAACGTATTATAGATATAGCAAAAAAATATCATCCTGTCAGACGAGTAAATGTAGAAAAAGTAGGAGCACAAGGATTAATTAAAGACCACGTGAATAAATTGGCTGGTTCTGACAGAAAGCTAGCCCCTGGGTTATCTCAAGGAGTTAGGCCTCCTGGTGGTATAAAAAAAGAAGATAGATTGGAAACTCTTTTATGTCCAATTGTAAACGGAAGAAAACTGTTTATGAAAAAAGAACATCAAGAATTGATAGATGAAATGTTTGAGTTTCCTAAAGGTAGAAACGATGACCTTCTTGACGGATTATGGTACGCTGTAACCACAGCAAAGCCTCCACGCAGTAACGCTATAGACAGAACTAAATTTGAGGAAAGATTGACAAATAGTGAAAAAAGCGTTACATCTAGAGCAGTAAGTTGGATTACTGGTCAAAAAATATAATATTTATCTTGACAATAACGTCGTAAAGTTAGTATTTTAGACGTAAAATACGAATTGGGAGTATATGGCAAACTACGACGATAACAAAAATAAACCTCAGATATCTAAAGAATTGTTTAGACGTTGGAGAGACGCAAGAGAACAATGGGATGCTGAAGCAAGAAACGCAGTAGATTTTACTTTAGGAAATCATTATAGTAATGAAGAATCAGATGCTTTACAAGCAGTAGGGCAAGCTGACTTTGTTATTGATAGAGTTTATGCTGCTGTGGATAAATTAAAATCTTTACTTACAGCTAGACCAGCTAGGTTTTCTGCTATAGCAAGAGAAGATTCAGATAATAAATTAGCAAACGTTTGGAGAACTATATTAGAATACGTATGGGATATCTCTAACGGAGATAGCACTTTTAAACAAGTAGTGCATGACTATGCTGTTACTGGACTGGGATATATGTATGTATATGTAGACCCTGATGCCGACTATGGAAGAGGCGAGGTAAAGTATACGCACGTGGACCCTTTTAGAGTATATGTAGACCCAGCATCGAGAGATAGATTTTTTAATGATGCGTCAGGAATGATATTGTCTACCTTTTTAACCAAACAGCAAGTATTAGACCTGTATCCACAATTAGAAGAAATGATTGATGATATAGAAGTAGGCGTAAACTCTCTTTATGGAGAAGACTACCCTACATCAAATATGAAGAATAGTAATAACGTTCTTACTCCTGCTGAGGCAAAAGATTTAGACTATAGTGTAAATCAAAAATATCAAATACTTGACAGATTTTACAAAGTTAGAGTTCCTTATTATAGACTGTTTAATACATTAACTGGAGCAGAGAAAATTGTTGACCCTGAGATTTACTTGCAGGTTATTCAAGAGCCAGAAACAGAAAGAGCTATAGAATCAGGAGCTATACAAGTTGAAGAAATACAACAAACAAGAATTGCTCAATGCAGTAGCATTGGAGAAACATTATTATATGAGCGTGTTTTAAATACTGATATCTATCCAATTGTTCCATTTGCGAACATTTGGACGAATACTCCCTATCCAAAGTCAGATGTGAACAAGGTTAAAGACTCTCAGAGACTTTTAAACAAGTTATTCTCTTTAACCTTGTCACACGCTCAATCTGCTGCTGGATTAAAACTTTTAATTCCAGAAGGAAGTGTTGATAGCGTCAGTCAGTTAGAAAAAGATTGGGCTAATCCAAACGCGGTTATTGAATATAATCCAGAATTTGGTGAGCCACATTACCCGCAACCAGCTCCTTTAACTAGTGAGTTTTATTATTTGATTGATAGGGTAGAAAAATATATAGATTTAAACTTTGGGATACCTGAGCTTTTACAAGGATTTAAAGATAACGCTCCTGAATCTGTTAGAGGCACAATGCTTTTATCAGAAATGGGAGAATCAAGAGGTAAATCAAAGTTAAGAGATATTGAAGCAAGTTTGGCAATGGTAGGACAGGTTGTTTATAACCTAGCTAAAGACCATTATAGATTTGCTAAAACATTTAGAATTGTACAACCAAATAACGATATTACTGAATTTTCAGTTAATATGAGACTGTATGATGATAAACGCAATGAACTGCTAACTATAGAGAATGATATTCAACTAGGTCAGCACGACATTCGCATTATATCAGGTTCAACTTTGCCTAGCAACAAGGTATCTGAATACAACATGTATCTTGATGCGTATAAACTTGGACTGGTAGATGATGTCGAGGTTTTAAAGAAAACTGAAATCTTTGACAAAGAAGGTGTTCTTCAAAGAAAAGGACAAATGGCACAAATGCAACAGTATATCACACAGCTTGAAAATCAAGTTAAGAAGCTAAGTGGTGATTTACAAACATCTGAACGTGAGCAGGTTTCTTCTAGAAAACGCACAGAAGTTGAGAAGTTTAAATCACAATTGAGCGAAATTAAAAGCTCTACGAAAGCTAAAGAAAAAGAAAAGGTGATGCAATTAGGCATGATGGTAGACCAGATGGGCGAATCTTTGGAGGAAGAAGAATAAAAAATCGTGGTTCGGAGTTTTAGACTAAATCACGAAAGGAGAAAAAAAATGGCAATAGAACAAGAACAACAACAGGTTGAACAGCAAGACCCAATAGTTGAAGGAGCTGGAAATGAGCCTACTATTTCAGTAGAACCTCAACTCGAAGAAGGTGTGGAAACATCTGAAGCGGTAGATTGGGAAGGAGAAGCAAAGAAATTTCAATCAATGTACGATAAGAAGGCTGCAGAGCACGAAAATCTTAGAAAAGATAGTAATGATTTACTACAACTAAGACAAGTGTTAACTGAAAAACCTGAATTAGTACAAGTAATTGAAAAAAGCCTTGCTGGAGAATCTATTGAGGAACAAAGCGCTGAGAGTTCAACTCCAGAAGACTTTGACCCTTGGGATGCCTATTACAAGCCCGACTCTCAGTCTTACAAATTTAGAGTAAGTCAAGAGAAAAAGCTTGTACACGAAACAGTAGATAACGAACTAGCTAAACTACAAAGTCAGATGGCGATGAATAACTTAAAAACAGAATTGGTAAGCAAACACAACCTAGGTTCGGATGATGCAGAGAAGTTTTTACAATTTGCAACAACACCTAAAGCAAACCTTCCTATTGAAACTCTTATTAAAGTGTGGAAAGAAGGAGAAGGTAAACCTGAAAAAGTAACCGAAAACTTAGAAGCTGTGCAAAAAGCAAAATCAATTCCTAAACCAGCTGGTGTACTTCAAGGTGGTCAACAACCACAAAAATCTGAAGCAGACCAAGTATGGGATAGAGTTATGAGCGCTGGAAGAATAGGTAAGATAGCTAAAACTAACTA